ACCCAACCCACCACCGAATTCGGTGTGGGCGACATGTACGGACATGGCATCGCAGCAATGCGATCGAACAAATTCCGTCGCAAATTCCAGGAGCATGGTTATCTAATCTCAATGATGGTCGTTCGGCCTCGGACGCTCTATATGGACGGTATCGACCGTCTCTGGATGAAAAAGGACAAGGAAGACTTCTTCCAGAAGGAACTGCAATTCATCGGTCAGCAAAACGTCTACCAGGACGAAATCTATGCCGATGTCGCCAACACCATGGACGACATATTCGGCTATCAGGACCGCTACCGCGAATACCGCGAAACTCCGTCGAAAGTCTCCGGTGATTTCCGCGACACCCTCGATTTCTGGCATCTCGGTCGAAAGTTCGACCAGGCGCCCGCTCTCAACGAGGAATTCATCCAATGTGATGCTTCCAAACGCATCTTCAACGTACAAACCGAGGATACTCTATGGATAGCTGCCCAACATCGGATGGTAGCCCGTCGCCAAGTGGCGAAAAACGCCGTAGGCCGCATACTGTGACCCGTCAGGAGGTACTACGTGCCCGTCAGATATTCGAGAAGGCGAACCCGAAGCCGATCACCGTTCTCGGCCCCGTTCCGTCGCTCAAGCAACAGATCGCGGAACTCACGCAAAACCCGGCGACGGTGTTGCAGATAATGCAACGCGAGGCGAAAGCCCAAGAGCTCGGTATCGACCAGGACGATCCGGACTGGATGGACTGGGACGATGACGAACCCGAAATGCTCACCGGCTACGAGGTAGCCGACATGGAAGACTATCGTCCCCCTCAGGTCGATAGCAACAATTCATTGGAAAATCAACAACCTACGGGCGATAATGAGTCATCAATAAAGGAGGCACCCGATGACCAAGTACCCGAAAATCGACCGCTGGAACAATCCGCTGGTTAGCATCTGGCGAGACTGGATCATCGCAGATTGGCTCTGCGAAAACTCCAAACGGATGTTCCAAAACCCGAACTGGCAAGGCCCAGTAGCGTAATTCCCACCCCCCTTCAGCCCCCTTCACCGGGGGCTTTTCTTTCCCCACGCCAAACCCTTTCCTGCCGAACCGGCGAAGCCGTCTTCCCTCCCTCGGCTACTGCTAGTCCCGTTACTTAGAGTGACACCCCGCCACTCAATATGTCGTTTTCTACGACGCTCCTATGCTAGCAAAGGCCCAGAACAGTAAGCTACTTGATACTTACTGTTCACCCATATAAACTGACCGCCGTGGTCAACTAGGTCACCTAACCAAAAAACGACATAATGGGAAATTACCAAATGCTCTGCCTTTATCCATCTGTCTTTAACGGCAAGAAAGCCGCCTGCGGCCAATGCACGAATTGCCGTATCAACCACAAACTGCGCTGGATGGGCCGAATGGCTCTTGAAGCGAAGTTCGGCCACCCGGGGATCCCGGGGGCCTTCATAACCCTGACTTACGACGACGACCATATCCCTGGCAGGTCGCTCGTCCGTCAGGACCTAACTGATTTCATCTCCGAGCTAAAACGACAAATCTCCCGTCAGGAACGTTACTTCGCCGTTGGCGAGTACGGCTCCCACACCCTTCGCCCTCACTTCCATGTCATTCATTTCGGCGGCTACGCGAATGACGATTGGCAGAAGCTCTACAAAGCCATCTGGAAGAAGGGCAACATCATGGTCGGCCAAGCTCAGGCCGCCTCTCAAAACTACGTAGCTGGCTACGTCACCAAAAAGCTCGACCAGGCGCACCATTTACGCATCGAAGATGAGGGCCTGGAACCAGAATTCTTCTCCTGCTCTCTCAAACCAACGCTCGGGCATACCGGCCTGGTGGCCATCGCCCGAATGCTCAACACCGACCAGGGCGCCGCTGCCCTGGCAAAATCCGGCTTCCCACGAGGCTATAACCTCGGTGGCCGGTACTATCCATTCTTCCGCCGCGACCGCGAACGGGTCGCTATACTCGCCGGATACGGCAAAACTACCGAAGAATGGTTGCAAGACGTGACTAAACGCTCAGAATTCTACATCGAAGAGATGGAAATCTACGCCCAGGCGGAAGCCATGCAATGGACCCCGCAAAGGCTCCAACTCGAACTCAATCGACTGAATGAGGAACAACATGCGGAAGAAACGGAAAGGGAGATCGAACGCGCCCGACAGAAGGCCACAAAGTGGCGTCGGCGCAATGCAGCCAAAACGCCGAAGCCGATCGACGGCTCGGCGATACACTAAACCGACGCTCGTACGCGACATACTCCAGAGTCTGTCTAGGCTCCAGCCTGCGCTATTTACGGAGGTTCCACGTGAAACAATCAAACCGGCTGCAACTCGAACTCCAACTCCCGCCCCAAATCCTGCGCCTCGTCGCGCTCGTACTCGTCCTTTGGTCTTTGACGAGTCTCCTAATCCTCGTGTGGTAAACCGTTGCCAGGAAAAAGCTATCAGGCGAGAGGTCTTGATAGCGACAGGCAATGGGTCTAAAGTTCATGGCAGATACAAACCCCGCGACAAGGTGAAGTGCTAGATGGACCCGGCAACAATTACGGCAATAGGTACCGCTGCCGGTGGTCTTGGCAATCTGGCCGCGGGCCTCGGATTCGGTTCAAATGACCGAGACGGTCTTAATATCGCCGAACAGGTTCAATTCGCGAAGGCAATGGGGAATGTGATTCCCCACAACACCATCAAACAGGTCGAAGGGACTATGAAGGCCGCGAAGTCTTACGGCATTCATCCTATGTACCTCCTCGGCGGAGGCGTTTCAGGCGCCTCGCCACAAACCTACGTTAGCGGAGGCGCTAGCGGTAAAGGTACCGACTACGCCCAAGCCGGTCGCGGCTTGGAAAAGATGGCCTCTGCCCTTGGTACTGCCAAAGGGGACGCGGTCCAGGAGGCTATGACCGTGCTCGGTCTTCGTCAGGCGAAAGCTGATACTTTGAGATCAGAATACAATGCGGAAATCGAATATTTGGAGCTTCAGCGTATGAAGCAGGCGGCTAACGCCAATCAGGAATCCGCGATTACCTACCCGGCAAGACCCGGCCCGAACGATCCCGATGATGTTCATCGGCGCACCGCCTCAGGTGCTGTTTACTCCACTAGGGGCGGTGGCGTCCGAGAGGACGATCTTGGCGGCCTCTGGGGAGAGGTCCAAAACTTCCTGCATGGTCTTAATGATCCTGCCCTTAACCCACTCGCGCCATATGGCAAAGCCATTGGCAAAACCATTCAACACTTGTTGAACCAAAAACCCGGTTACAGAACCGGAGGGAGCTATTAATGCGCCGTCGTACCTTTCGTGGCCGCCCTGGCCGTCGCCGTACTAGCCGGATGCGTCGCAGACGTTCGACGCGCCTCATCACTCCACGCCGTTCGCCACGCATCGGGTATCGACTGTGAGAAAATTCAAGCATTCACTTTCCAACTATCGCCTCCTGACCACCGACATGGGCAAGTTGGTTCCGATCGGCCTCTGGGAAGTCCTGCCGACTGACGAGATACAGGGCAAGACGAACCTGCTGATTCGCTTATCACCGATGGCCGCACCGGTAATGCACCCGGTAACAGCTGAGGTCTTTAACGTCTTCGTACCGGCCCGCCTGGTGTGGAACAAGGAACTCGACGGTGACACCGATTGGGAAACCTTCATCACCGGCGGCCCGACTGGCGACGATGCCAGCAACCCTCCAACCATCACCACGACAGGAACCAAAGGCGATTTACTTGATCACTTCGGCCTGCCCCTTGTGGCGGGCAAAGACGTCAACGCGCTGCCGCTTCGTGCGTTTAATCTCACGTTCAACGATTGGTTTCGTGATCAGGACCTGGTGGAGGAACGCGCGCTGGACGATACTTCTGTGCCGCTTGCGGCTTGGAAAAGGGATTACTTCAATACGGCAAGGCCGTGGACCCAGAAAGGTCCGAATGTGACCTTGCCTCTTGGCGCGACTGCTCCCATTCGTCGGAAGGATGGGCATAACGGTGGCGACAACGGCACTCAAACGAGTGATTTGCTCGGCCTTGACGGCGAACTCATCCTCAGTGCTGCCTCCGTAGAGGATGGTTTTCAGGCGGAAGCTGTGCTCAGTGAAGCAACCGGCGCCAATGTCAACGATGTGCGCCGCGCATACGCGATTCAACGCTTCCAGGAGGCGCGAGCAGCCTGGGGATCCCGTTATGTTGAATACCTGAAATCAATCGGCGCTAACCCCGCCGATGCAAGGCTTCAAAGGCCCGAGATTGTCTCGGCCGGCCGTGCGAAAGTCTCTATCTCTGAGGTCTTGCAGACCGCACCGGAAACCGGAACCCAACCCACCACCGAATTCGGTGTGGGCGACATGTACGGACATGGCATCGCAGCAATGCGATCGAACAAATTCCGTCGCAAATTCCAGGAGCATGGTTATCTAATCTCAATGA